AGTAGTTACTGGCTTAGGTGTTGATGGTGCTACCTGCCCGATCTTGATCAGGAAGGCTTCTTGCTCTTTTTCCCACTCGGACATTTTAGCTCCAACTCGTTAGGACTGAGATATTGATATTGCATGTAAGTAAATCACCCGATGCAGCATTGAGTACGGCCGGAGCCGATACCTCTGTCACATTGTAAGTGTATGAAGATGCAGCGAGCAGGCCAAAGACCCGAACGATGTCATCTTCAATTCCATTTAGGTTGCCTTCATTATCTAGAAGGGGAACCATGATTGATATTGTGAAGTTAGCCATTGGCGAGATCGATGCATGCCATCCGTTAGATGGTGAGATGTAAGGATCGCTAGGGCTGATTATAACGCTGTTAGCGATTACAGTAGCAGGAGGAAATGAAAAGACTGAATACTTTGTATTGTCGACTAGTGCTGCTGCAATACCTGCGCGAAGTGTTGATATGGCGGCCATTAGCCCACCATCGATCTCGGATCAAGATATGGAGCAAGTAAGCCGCGAACGCGAGCGAGCAAGGTATTACCCATGCGATAAGGACTTGGAGCGTAGCCATCGATGCTGACTCCGCCGCTTGATGGGGCTTGGCGAGACTGCCAGATGTCGATCGAGATCATAAGGGACGCTTCTTGAATTGCCGGTACTGTCGTGTAATCTGTGTAAGTCTCAGCTGCTGCGATGCCATAAGGCTCGACTGTGTGACGTGGGTTGTCCGATGTGTGAGTCGTAGTAATACTAAATGAATACTCGCTGACAGCCGTGATTGTCTTTGTCCCATTATATTTTGTGCCTGCGCCTGAAATGCTAACGCTCTGGTTCACATAAAAGACATCTGAAATTGGAACGTCAAAGTAGAGAGTGCCGACTGTACCCTCGTTGCCGTGAGCAACAATGTACTGCTGGTTCTTCCATAGAAAGGGCAAGAGGACGTTATCTGCGGCATCTGTCACAGATTGAAGCGTCGCGTCACTATAGAGCGTTCCCACTCCAAGTGCTGCGCGCAGTTCTGCAACTGTTGTCAGACTCATACTCTAATCCTTTCTAAAGACTGGCAGGGTAGAAGGGCACTACCCTGCCAGCGACTTAGTGTGGCTTACGCCTTGTTATTCTTGAATGCGCCTGCTCCGACCTTGGTCGCAATTGCGCCATAGCCGTAGTAGCCGATTGTTACCTGACCAGCAGCTGTTGATTCTGCGCGTAGTCGGTAAGTTGGTGACTCGTACCATGTGTACGCGTCTGGGTTAACAATAAGGATTGTTCCATCTGAATCGCCAGCATTTTCTGGATCGACGTAGAGGTTAAGTCCTGCAACGTTACCTGTGAGTGATGTAGGTGTTACAACGCCGCCTGCGTTCTGTGGCTGTGAAGCGTTGTAGATAGGGCGTCCCGCATCGTTCAATGTCATGATGTTAGACCATTGTCCAGTTGAGACGACCATGTTGCGAGCGAATGGATTTGGAAGTCCTGCTGTTGCGCCATAGACAGATGCTGATCCGCGAGCAACAATTCCGAGAAGCTCGGCTGCTGTTGGATATGTTGCAACTGTAGTTGCATCAAGTGTTGCACCTGAGATGAGTGCTGCGTTAACTGCTGCGTTAGTTGACTTGGCATAAGCTGCTGCCATGTTGCGAACGAGTTCATCAAAGAATGCTGGAGATGTACGATCTAGCAATTCTACTGAGAAGACCTGTTGTCCTGCGTACTTTGCAACGCTTACGCTTAGGAATGCAGAGTTTTGATCTGTGTTAGAGAATGCTGCGTCTTCAGCTGCAACTGCAACTGTAGGCATTGCTGTGATCTTAGGAATCTCGAAAGTCATACCTGCATCTGGAAGCACTCCACGAGAGATTGCATCGATTGATGGGCGGATAGTTGTACCGAGAGGGTTGATGATCTCTGAAAGTTGACGTGTTGGTACTAGACCAGCGTTGTCAGTTGTGTTGTCTGCTGCTGCGATGTACTGACGAGCTGAGTCATCGCCAAGTGCTGCGCGGATTGACTGCTCTGCATACTTTGCAGCTGTTACTTCGATTCTTGGCTTTGTGTAAGCCATTGCTGTGACAGCAGGGCGAGCAGCTTCAACTGCGGCAGCCTCAACTGTAGGTGTTGCTTCGACTGCTGGAGTGGTTTCCACTGTGGCTGTCTCGCTTTCTGTTGGTAGGGTTTCTTCAACGGCTTCATCTTCAGACGCCGCTATATCAGTGACGGCTGCTGACTTAAATGCGGCGGCCTGCACTAAACTTACTTCGAGTAGGTCAGCACTCGATACGTACAGCACGCCATTCTTAGGCTTGGCTGCATTGACCATAACTCCGACTGAGAGACCAGTGCGAAGTTCTTCTGAGGCTTCGATGAGAGCATCTGTGCCACGGGATGATTTAGAAATCTTGAACGATGCAAAGATGCCGTCCTCGGTCTCATTAAAGAATTGAGCGCGGCCGATTGGCTGCTTTGGATCATGCTCCAGAAGGAGCTTCACTTTAGATGAGTCAGCGATATTAATCGCGCCACGCTCAAAGACTACGGCTCCAGCGGATGTGTTTCCGACCTCGCCATTAAAGGGAACGATCTTGCCAGAGATAGTACGCTCTGACGCGTCCGCTGTGAGTTCTGCTGAGAATGTGAGCATCTCTTTCATTGCATGCCTTCGCTTCCATTAGGTGTTAGGTCTGTCATCTCCATGGCTTGTTCTTGAGTGATCAACTGGAGATCAAGCAGTTCACGAATTATTGAAAGTTCTTTAAGTGGATCTGTGCGTAGATAATTGCTATCGAGGTCAAATTTAACAATGTTGCCGCGTGCTGTGATGTCATCCATTGACAGACGATCCTCGATGGCCGATACGAAAGGCTGCAAGGATAGTGTGAGGAATTGAAGCCTCTCGTCTTGGACGTTGGCATAGGTCATCGTCGTATTTTGGTCGGCTGAAACGTAATAAGGTGGGACGTTGCAAAGGCGAGCAATCTCAGTAGCAAGGTTCTGGATTGCCTCGTTGTACATCATGTCTTTAGGGCTGAATCCGACTGTCTCATAATTGAGAGTAGATGTTAGATAAGCCGTAGAACGATTTTGACGGGCAGACTTCCATGCTGCGAGTAATCCTTGAACTTCTACAGGTGGTAGATCCGCGCCTGTATTCTTAAGATATCCAGACGCCATTGGAGTTGCAGCAGCTATGACAGAAGCTTTCTGGATGTCCAGAGCTGCTCGAATAGTTGATGTGCCTGTGTTGAGAATGCCATCGCTGAGTGACTGGAATGTGATTAAAGATCCTAGGCCGTCCATTGGTACTGTCGTACCATCGATGGCGTAAGACTTAACAAAGACATTGTCACGATCAAGTGTCGCAGTTACGCGGCTGTTAGCGATCCACTCGAATCGAGATGGACGCCCGTCTTCTTGATAAGTCTCTACTACTTGCCAGAATGCCTGTCCGTAAAATAGAAGTGAATCAACTGTGTAGGCAATAGTTACTGATCGAGGCTGTGAGTATGAAGGCTGATCGAGCCATAGTGGCTTGCCTAATTCTTCGCCTGTTGACTTCTTATATAGTTCAAGTGGGATTGTGCCGATTGTGCCAGCCAGAAGGTTGCGGCATCGAGCTAGTGCCGGAACTCCCATTGCTTCAGTGCGTCCGACGTAAGCGAACTGGAAGGGCATGGCATAAGGCGAATACTCACCCAGAACCTGCGGTGCGTATTGCGCTTCGACATTGGCCTTCGGTGTTGCACCTGTGAGGCGCGAAAGGATACCCATAGACCGCAATTATACACTACATATAGTTTATTCTGTGTAGATAGCCGCTACCTGTTGTGGTTTTAATAGCATCGACACGACCATGGCAAGACCAATAGGCGCAGAGATATCGCCTGCACTTTTACGCTTTACAATGCGCCATGATGAGTCATTAACTTTAGCCGCGCAGTTATTCATCTGCTGGATCAACTCGGCTTGGCCGTTATGCACTACGCGATGATTGACTAGGCCATCAAGTAAGTCAGAGCAAGCCTGATAGAACTGCTGGCCTGAGACATCTTGAACTACTTGACCAGCATTGGCTAATCTTTCAGCGATCGATTGCGTTGCGTACTTGTCGTAGCAGATCATCTTAGGACGATATTGATCAGCCCATCCCTTGATGTCAGCTGCAATTTTTAAGTCATCGACCGAGACTTGGCTTTCCCACGTCTGCAAGATACCGACACCGATTCTTCCATCACCCATAATCTGACCAGCCACGAGGCTTGCATTGCGGCGAGATGGAGATACATCAAAGCCAAATACTGTATAGCCACCGATCGGAATCTGGAGTGTGGCATCGGAGGTTTCCTGAAGTACGCCGTGAGGCCACGGACTTTGTAAAGAATCAATCCACGAACATAATAATTCCGTGCGGATGTCTTCAATCTTATTAGTTGCCACAGCTTCTTCAAGTGTCTCCTCTGTGATGGTATGGCCAAGTGCTGGATTAGCCAGCGCCCATGCATTGCGGTCTGTGATCTTGCAGTATTGCGGTGCTGAGTATTCATAGAATCCGAATGACTTAGGCGGTGCAGATAGCGCTCTCTCGCGCAGTGTATTCAGCGTCTCAGAGAAGGCGTCACCCGCATTGGACGTTAGCAAAGTCTGAGAATTAGGACGGGCACGAGTCGTAGGGATTGCAGCTGTGTAGCCTTCTTTACTAATTTCTCGCACTTCATCGATCCAGAGAAAGTCAGCTGTGCGTCCGCGAGATGAGTCACGAGTATCTGATACGAGGTCAAGTGTTGCCCCGTTAAGAAGCTCTATTCTCTCGCCGCCGTTGGCGTAGCGGATGGCTTTAGTACCAGCCTTCAAGTGTGGAGCGTTCTCGATGATCCATGCGATCTCACGAAAGGTCATGAGGGCAGTGGCTCGATTAGAGGACATGATGAGATGCTTCATCTCGCCGCCATAGAACAGCCCCCAGATGACGCGCATGCGTCCTAGATGGCTCTTACCATTCTGGCGTGCTACCAATAGCAGCGAAGTCTTGCGAATGTAGTTGCCTTTAGCGTCAATCCGCATCATGTCATCTAGAACCCACTTCTGCCACGGCATTAAAGGCGTGCCTAGATCATCTGCAAGCTTGGCAATTTCATCTGCCCTAGTTTTACCCTTAAGAAGTGGACTGTGAAGCCTTGGCTTAATTGCCCCTCGTAGCACTTGCTTGCGAGCGCCCACTAGTCAGGACTGTCTGTAACTGGTCGTGCAGTAAAGGGACTGTCTGGCATCGTTCTGGACTTCATCGGGGATATATTGGAAGGCCTTCGACTAAGTGGAGTCACAGTCAAGCCATTCGGTGCAGACTTTCTCGAAACTCTAAAGAGTGTCGAGGTTGCAGAGTCTGACCCTTTGGCCTAGGCAGGGATAGCATCCACTATCTCATCGCTCGCTTGAGCATTGAGACGGCTATCCCTCCACAATACTTAATTGATTTAGATCCATCGATGCTCCAGATGTTACTGAAAGCGTTGAAGGATAGAGCAAAGGAGC